AGTTGAACAACTGTTCGCGGATCATCATGTGCTCCGGTTTTACTGTGACCCGCCGGACTGGAAAACGGAAATCGAGGGTTGGGCGCTCCGTTACGGGGAGAAAAAGGTCCTTGAGTGGGCCACGTACCGGGTGCAACCGATGTTCGATGCGTTGAAAAGGTTCGTGACGGACCTACAACAGGGTCGGATCACCCATGATGGGTGCCCGATCACACGGATTCATATGGCGAACGCCCGGAAAGAGCCGAAACCGGGGCTCAAGTACCTGTTGGGGAAACCCCACGGGGCGTATCACCAGAAAATTGATGCTGCTATGGCGTCTGTGTTGGCGCATGAGGCTGCTTGTGACGCGATCGCGGCCGGTGAGACCGCTGAGGTGGATACGCGGGTGATTCTGTTCGGTTGGTGACTCCCAGCTCAGTCGGCGTAGATCGCCAGGGAGTGCGGGCAGAGTTCCCCGCGGTTGTTGTGGCCGTCTAAGACGGTGTGTGTACAGCCGCAGAAGGCGATGCCTTCGCCTTGTTCGTTGACTTCGCACTCGGGTGGCCGGTGGTGGTCTTCGCAGGGCCGACACCACGGGTAATCGCCGTGGGCGCCGTAGTAGATGCAGTCGGTCACACCGCAGCGGCAGGCCATCCGTTCATTGTCCCACGTCGGTCGCTTCTTGACCTATTGAAACCCGAGGGGGGTGCCCGTTGTCGCTATCCGAGGACGAACGGGACACCTTCATGAGGTTGCGGCAACTGTTACTAGTTGACCAACCCGGTTTGTTCCAGTTGGACGCCTATTACGAGGGTATGCAACGCGTTGAACAGCTTGGGATGGCTGTCCCACCGGCTCTGCGGAAGTTCCTGACGATTGTGAACTGGCCGCGGGTCACCGTGGACGCGCTGGAGGAGCGGATCGACCTGGAAGGGTTCCGTTTGCCTTCCGAGGACGACCGTGATGAGGATTTGTGGCGTGTTTGGCAGGCCAACGGGCTCGATGAGGAGTCCCAACTTGCCCATTTGGATGCGTTGGTGTTCGGCAGGTCGTATTTGTGTGTTGGGGCGAACGAGGCGGACCCGTCGACGCCGATTGTGACTGTTGAGTCTCCGTTGGAGATGGTTGGGACCCGGGACCCGCGCACTAGGGCGATTTCGTCGGCGTTGCGGTTGCATAAGTTGGCTCCGTTGCAGGGTTTGCCGCAGGTGGAGTACGCGACCCTGTATTTGCCGGATGAAACGGTGTGGATCGAGTATTCGGAGAACACCGGGTATGTGTGGGCCGAGGTTGACCGGAACGTGCACAACCTTGGGGTTGTTCCGGTGGTTCCGTTGGTGAACCGCACTAGGACAGCACGGCGCAGCGGTGTCAGTGAGATGGCGGATGTTATTCCGTTGACTGACGCCGCCGCGAGGGCGTTGACGAACGCGCAGGTTGCTACTGAGGCCTTGTCGGTGCCGCAACGGTACGTGTTGGGTGCGAAACCGTCCGACTTTCAGGACGCGGCGGGGAACTTGAAGACGGCGTGGGAAACGTACTTTTCGTCGGTGTGGGCGTTGGTGAATGCTGACGCGAAGGTTGGGCAGTTCGAGGCTGCTGACCTGAAAAACTTCACGACCATTGTGGATCATTACGCGGCGTTGGTGTCCAGTGTCAGTGGTTTACCGGTCCGGTACTTCGGTCAGAACACGGCGAACCCACCGTCCGAAGGTTCGATTAACGCTGACGAGTCGCGTCTGATCAAACGTGCGGAACGCCGTGAACGGGCGTGGGGTGGGTCCTGGGAAGCCGGGATGCGCCTGGTTCGGCGCATTCAGGAAGGTGAATGGAACCCTGACCTTGCGTCCATGGAAACGATGTGGCGTGACCCGTCCACCCCAACACGGGCGCAAACCGCTGACGCGGTCATGAAACTGGCGTCCACCGAGGTTGGGGGGATACCGATCCTGCCGTTGGAGATGGCCCGCGAAGAAATCGGGTGGTCCGCCACTAAGCGGGAACGCGCCCGGCTCCTGGACGTGCAGTTCCAAGCGGAACAAGCGAAGGCGCAGGCCGATGCGTTGGCGGCGCAGACCGCGATGGCAGCCGCACAGCCGGCACCGGCCGATGCGCAACCCGGCGACATGCCGATGGCCGGCACCGCGAAAGCGATGCCAGCGAAATAGATGTTCCCGCCAACCCATTGGCGGGTCACGCCCACATCCGGCGGTCAACGGGTGGTTGAAAATTGGGGAGAACCAGTGGGAATCGAAGAAGGCACGGGCACCGAAGGTCAGGACACGTCGAACACGGACGGAAACAACAACACCGGAACCACGTCCACCGGTGGCGACGAGTTCAAACCGATCGCATCCCAGGAAGAACTGAACCGTGTCATCGCGGACAGGGTTGCCAGGGAACGCGCGAAGTTCAAGGACTACAACGACCTGAAGTCAAAGGCCACGCAGTTCGACGCGATCGCGGAAGCTCAGAAAACTGAGATGCAACGAATCCAAGAACGAACCGTGCAAGCCGAGAAACGCGCAGCGGAACTTGAACGGGAACTCACCCGGTCACAGGTCGCTGTGGCGAAGAAACTCCCACCAGAACTCGCCGTGCGGCTCCGCGGCGAAACCCCCGAAGAACTGGCCGCTGACGCTGACTCCCTGTTGGCGTTGATGAAAGCGTCCACGAACGTCAAGCCCGACCCGTCGCAGGGCAGTCGCGGCGCACCCTCACCAGATCCAGCGCAGCAATTCGCTGACCTGATCCTCCAACAACGGCGGATCACCCGCTAAACGTAAAGGACCACCCCCATGGCAATTAACCCGTCTGCGCTGGCGAATACCAGTTCAGTCCTACTCCCCCCGACCATCACCGGGCCGATCTTCGCGAAGGCAGCGGAACAGTCCGCTGTCATGTCCCTCGCACGGAGGGTGCCGCTGTCCGTTGCGGCGAACACCGCGATCCCGGTGCCGATGGACATCCCCATCGCTGACTGGGTCGGAGAAGGTGGCGTGAAGCCGGCCGCTCAGGGTGGTGTCGGTGTCAAACTGATGTCCGGGAAGAAACTGGCGCTGTTGGTGCCGGTGTCCGATGAGGTTGTCATGACCAACCCGGGTGGCCTGTACGCGCAGTTGCAGCAGGATCTCCCCACTGCGCTGTCCCGTGCGTTCGACTACGCGGCGATCACCGGGAAGTCCCTGAAAACTGGTTCCGCTGGCCCGTTCGCTGACTACATCGCGATGTCCCCGAACTCGGTGGCGCTCGGCACCACCGCGCAGGCATCCGGTGGTATCTATGCGGACCTCGTCACCGGTGTCGGCAAGATCGTGGACGCCAACTACGACATGACCGGTTGGGCCGCGGACCCGCGGCTCCAGGTCGATGCGATGCTCGCCACGGACACCACCGGTCGGCCGCTGCTGTCCAACGACCACTCCACCAGCACCAACGACGAAACCGGCAACATGAGCCGGGACCTGTTGGGTTGGCCGGCGGTGTTCAACAAGGGTGTCGGTGGACGGTACTGGCGTGCAGGTGACGCACTGCAAACCATCACCATCAGCGGTGCACCCACCGGCGGCACCTTCAACGTCGCGGCCGGTGGCAACACCTACACCGCGGCGTACAACGTGTCCACCGCCACCCTCCAAGGCATCATCCAAGGCTGGGGTGGTGTGTTCTCCACCGTCACCGTCGCAGGCACCGCGGGCACCACGTACACCATCACCTTCCCCGCGATCACGTCGAACGTGGCCCCCGCAGCCGCACCTTTCACCGTCAACGGGGCCAACCTCACCGGTGGCACCAACCCGAAGGCGACCGTCGCAGCATCCGGTCAGGGCGGTGTGGATTCCACCATCCGCGCCGTTGCAGGCGACTGGTCACAAGCCGCATACGGCGTCGGCATGGACATCACATTCAAGGTGTCCACCGAAGCGTCCTATTACGACGGAACTAACTGGCACTCGGCCTTTGCCGAAAACCTGACACTGCTCCTGGTAGAGGCTTACTACGGCTTCGTCGTTGGAAGTCCTTCGGCCTTTACGGTGTATACCAAGGGTTCAGTGGCATTCTAATTCGCGCCATTGTTTTCTGGTAGTATGGGGAATGCGGGTCTGCTGCAAACAGACCCGCATTCGGTCAGCCCTTGCATCACCAAGGAGCCAACATGTCGGAGTCTACTACCCGTCCCTGCGCACAATGTGGTGGTGACCGTCATTGGACGGGCACCCGCTGGCGCTGCGCAGCGTGCAACTGGGCAGCGCAGAAGCGTCGTCGGGCAAACCTCAGCCCTGAGCAGCAGGCCGTTGATGCAGATAGAGCCAGGGAACTGGCCACCGTGCGACGGCAGGCACGGACCCCCGAGAAGCGGGCGCGGGATATCGCTGTGGTCCAGGCTTGGCGTGAGGCGAACCGCGAGCAGCATCGACGCGTCACGCATGAGTGGTATCAGGCGAATCTTGAATATGCCCGCGCTGCGAAGCGTGCTGAGTACTACGCCGAGCCTGAGGCGTTTTATGCGCGGAACCATGTTCGGAAGGCCAGGCTCGCGGACGCTGTTTGCGGGCATGGAGCGAACTGCGTGACGAAGGATCTGCTCAAGTCGATCTATGCGCAGTCGTGCCTGTATTGCGGTCGTCAGGCTGAGTCTGCGGATCATTTCAACCCGATCACGCGTGGTGGGTTGAACTGTGTGGAGAACTTGGTGCCTGCTTGCAAGTCCTGCAACTCAAGTAAGAACAACCGTGAGCCGATCGAGTTCCTGATTTCGGTGGGGATTCTGATTCCTAGGTAGAGGGAGGCGTCATGACCATCCCGGCGCCTCCTTTTGCTGTGCCGTCTGATGTTGGGGATGTTTGGCGTCCTTTGACGGATGATGAGCAGCCGAAGGTTGCGGCGTTGTTGGGTGAGGCGTCGCAGATCATCCTTGAGGTGTATGGGATTCCTGAGCGGATCGCGGCTGGTTTGTTGACGGATGGGACTTTGCGGTCGGTGACGACCCGGATGGTGTTGCGGGTGTTGTTGAATCCGCAGCGGTTGTCGCAGTTCGCGGTGTCTGTTGAGGATGTGTCGCGGTCTGGGACGTATGAGTCTGGGTCGTCGCCGGCTGGTGAGTTGGCGTTGACGCCGGCTGAGTTGGAGCGGTTGTGGGGGATTGTTGGGTTGCCGGGTGCGTTCAGTGTGTTGCAGCCGCCGTTGTTGGTGCCACCTGTTGATGAGAATGGGTTCCCGGCGATGGCGGATTACAACAAACTGTGGTTGTTGGACCCGACAGACTGATGGACATTTCGGATGTGTTGGCGGATTTTCGTGCTGAGGCTGAGTCGTTGATGACTGATACGGCTACGTGGACTCGGTCTGTGCCGGTGTCTGGGCCGATTGTGTTGGATGGGAATGGTAATCCGGTCACGGTGGCTGACACGGTGGTTTATTCGGGGCCGGTGCGGTTTTTCTT